CCCCGAGCTGTTCAAGTTTACCGGCTCGCAGGCGACGCCCAACATGAAGAAGGGCGGCAAAGTCTCGCACATGGAGTGGGAACACTCCAAGCGTGACCTGCACGAAGACCGCAAGCTGGCCAAGAAGCACGGCATGACGCTTGAGCATTGGGAAAAGTCCAAGCTTGACGAAAAGCATGACCGGCAGCAGTCGATGAAGGGCCTGAAGCACGGCGGCCGCACCGCCAAGTTTGGCGGCGGCGCACTGATGGGCGAGAAGGGCAAGGGCAAGTCTGGCAAGGGCAAGACCAACATCAACATCATGATCAACCCGAAGGGTGCTGATGACGCCAACAAGCCCATGATGCCCCCGATGCCCCCGGGCGGCGCTCCTCCGGCCGGTGGAGGCGTCCCCGTGCCGATGGGCATGCCCCCAATGGGCGGCGGAATGCCTATGGGCGCTCCCCCGATGCCTCCGGCTCCGGGCGGCATGCCCCCCATGCCCCGCAAGGCTGGCGGCAAGGTCTACCGCTCCTACAAAGACATGGACGCTGGCGCTGGATCCGGCCTCGGCCGCATTGAGAAGACCGAGATCCAGAAGCGTCGCGGGTAAGAAATTCGCGGCCCGCTCGGTGTCGGGCCGCGGATAAAACGAGACGGCTGGTTGCCCCCTCTACCAGCCGTCTCGCCAACACAGGGGGGACAAAGAGGGGATCTTTGTGCTTACTTACAACTCAGCGTTCGAGCGCGAGCTAAAGAAATTAATCGAAAAAGAGGTTGAAGAGAGGAAGGAAAATCTCTCAACCGGCTTGGCTACGATTGATTTCCCAACATACAAACATCAAGTAGGAATAATCGCCGGTCTCCGCATTGCTTTCGAGCTGTGCGAGGACGCGACGATTGCCTGCAACCGCATTGAGCGGGGCCAGTGAGGAGGGGGAAGTATGTCTAACGTATCAGCACACCACAACATCGCCATGCACCACGAGGCAGACCCGAGGGAGACCCTGCTCAAGGAGTTGGGCGACATCAACAAGATTGAGCTGATGAACACCCACGTCCTCGTCGCCGTCTACATCCGCCCAGAAAAGACCAAGGGCGGCATCATCATGACCAACAAGGCCCGCGACGAGGACCGCAATCAGTCCAAGGCGGGCCTGATCATCAAGGTCGGCCCGTCCGCATTCGTCGATGAAGACGGGAAGTGGTTCAACGGCACCTCCCTGAAGGTCGGCGACTGGGTCGTCTTCCGGCCCAGCGACGGGTGGCACATCACCATCAACGGCGTCATCTGCCGCATGTTCGATGACACGGCAGTCCGCGCCCGCATTCCGCACCCCGACATTGTCTATTGAGGAGATAACCTATGGCTGAAGCCGAAAAAACCGTCGAAGACGTCAAAAACGATCAAATTGACGATGTGTCGGTCGAAAAAGACGAAGAAATTGCCAAAAATGAAGTCCTTGACCCTGAAGAGGGCATCAAAGACCTCAAAATGAAGCTTGAACAGGAGCGTGCGGCCCGAATTGAGGCTCAAAAACAGGCCCAAATGGCGTATCAGGCCGCCGCCGAGGCCAAGAACGAGACGCAGGACACCAACCTGCAGCTCGTCCGCAACGCCATCGACACGGTGAAGCGCAACAACGAGATCCTCCGGCACAACTACAGCGAGGCGATGTCGGTCGGCGACTATACCAAGGCCGCCGAGATCCAAGAGACGATGGGAACGAACGCCGCCAATCTCATGGAGTTGGAGCGGGGCCGCGCCCACATGGAGCGCGCGCCGAAAATCGCCGCCCCAGAGATGCCGAGCCACAACGACCCCGTCGAGGCCCTCGCGTCCCAGCTCTCGCCGCGATCGGCCGAGTGGGTGCGGCAGCATCCGCAGTGCGTGACCGACCCGCGCATGTACCAGAAGATGGTGGCGGCCCACAATCTGGCCGTCGCCGACGGATACCGGCCCGACACCGACGACTACTTCGAGGTGGTCGAGAGCACGCTCGGGATGAACCGCCGGGGGCCGGTGGAGTACGACGAAGACCCTATGGCGTCGACCGCCAAGGTAACCCAGAGACGCTCGTCGCCTCCCGCCGCCCCCGTCTCCCGTGGCGGCACCGGCACGGGGTCTCGCCCCGGTCAGGGCTACCTGACGCGCGAGGAAAAAGAGACCGCCCGCGACCTCGGCATGACCGAAGAAGCTTACGCGCGCAATAAGGCGCTCCTCAAGAAAGAAGGCCGACTGCAATGACCAGCAAGTTTCAGAGAGTAATCGCCGAGAAGGTGACGGGGTCCACCCCCATTGTTGATCGCGCTCCTTTGCGCCCCGAAATGCGCGAGGAAGATCCCCGCGCACGCGCCGCCGCACGCGCCGCCAAGATCCGCGACGACAATGGCGGCATGGATGAGGGCGTGGATGAGTTCTACATCCCCCGCGACATCATCCCGGAGAGCTGGACCTACGAGTGGAAGCGGTACACGACCTACAATCAGGAAGACCCCGCCTACGCCGTCCAGCTTGCCCGCGAGGGCTGGGAGCCGGTGCCGGTGAAGCGCCACCCGCAGATGATGCCCAGCAACTGGGAAAAGGCGACGATCGAGCGCAAGGGCATGATGCTCATGGAGCGCCCGACCGAGATCTCGGAGGAGGTGCGCCGCATCGACTTGCGCCGCGCCCGCGATCAGGTCCGCATCAAGGAGGGGCAGCTTGCCGGTACGCCGGAGGGAACTCTGGACCGCGTCAAGCCCAGCATCAAGAAGACCTTCGACATGCCAATTCCCGAAGATCTCTGACGTTGAAGGGGGCCGCGAGAGCGGCCCTTTTCTTTTGTTTCAAACTTGTGTATAGTCCGGCTTCAGGGCATCAAGTCGCCCTACCTCCCCCCGGCGCGGGAGGTTCGCCTACCCCGGCTTCCGAGTCTCCCCGGCGTGAGATGACGAGCTTTCCCGTAAAAAGGAGAACCCGTCATGGCGAATACCAATGCGCCCTACGGTTTCCGTCAGTATCAGGGTAACGGCTCTGCTCCCACCTACGAGCAGGTCTCTGTTCTCATTGACTACAATGCGACCAACATCTTCTTCGGCGACCCCGTAACGGCTCAGGCCGACGGCACCGTCGCCCAGTCCGCCTCGACCGGCGCGACCCCCGGCGCCCTCGGCATCGCGGGCATCTTTGTCGGCTGCCAGTACCTCTCCGTGTCGCAGAAGCGCACTGTCTGGTCGAACTATTGGCCCGGCACCGATGTCGCCTCCGGCAACTACGTCACCGGCTACATCGTGAACGACCCGAATGCTCGGTTCATCGCTCAGACCGACAGCACCGGCCTCGCCTACCCGGCGGACATCAACGCCACCATCGGCTTCGTGATCGGCACCGGCAATACCTCCAACGGTATTTCGGGCGCCTACCTCGACACCACCACCCTCAACACTGCGACGTACAACGTGAACGCTCCGTTCAAGGTTGTCGGCATCTACCAGCCTTTCGTCTCGTCTTTCCCCGGCTCTTACGCCGCCGGTCAGCCGTATGACTGGGCGATTGTGTCGATCAACAACGTCACCACTCGCAACTTCACCGGCGTGTAAGGAGTAAGGAACTATGGCTGTCAATCTTTCGGCTATTAAAGACCTTCTCCTCCCCGGCCTGCGGGGCGTTGAAGGTCAGTACGAGCAGATCCCTGTCCAGTACGACAAGATCTTTACGAAGCACGACTCGAAAATGGCTCTGGAGCGCACCGCTGAGATGCGCTTCCTCGGCTATGCCCAGTTGAAGACTGAAGGTGGCCAGACCGCTTTCGACAACTCGGCTGGCGAGCGTTTCGTCTACAATCAGGAGCACACTGAGATCGGCCTCGGCTACGCGATCACTCGCAAGGCCATCGACGACAACCTCTACAAGAGCCAGTTTGCCCCCTCCAACCTCGGCCTGACGCAGTCCTTTGCCCAGACCAAGGAAATCTATGGCGCGAACGTGCTGAACACGGCCACCGTCTACAACTCCGCTATCGGCGGCGACGGCGTGTCTCTGGTCAACGCGAGCCATCCGATTGATGGTGGCACCATCTCGAACCTCGCCACCTACGACTTGAACGAGAGCACGTTGCTGGCCGCGATGATCGCGATCCGCACGAACTATCGCGATCAGGCCGGGCTGAAGGTGTTTGCTCGCGGCCGTCGTCTGGTTATCCCGCCCGCTCTTGAGCCGGTGGCGATCCGCCTGACGAAGACCGAGCTGCGCCCCGGCACTGCGGACAATGACGTCAACGCGATCATGTCCACGGCTGGCGGCCTGCCCGAGGGCTACATGGTCAACGACTACTTGACCTCTGCCCGCGCTTGGTTTCTGTTGACTAACATTGATGGCCTTTCCTATATGGAACGTATCAAGTTTGAAACAGACATGCAAGTCGACTTCACTACAGACAACCTGCTGGTGAAGGGCTACGAGCGTTACAGCTTCGGTTACTACAACTGGCGCTCGATCTACGGCTCGTTCCCGACCTAATGCCATTGGGGCGGGACTCCGGTCCCGCCCTTCTTTCTAGGCACTCGATCACGCAGACCGGCCTAGCGGACGCTGCACAGACGGCGTGATCTCATCGTGCAGGAGTACCCGTCATGGGGATGACTACATTCACTGGGCCAGTTACCGCTGGCGACATAGTAAACACCTCGGGGACTACCCTTGGTCAGAACGTGGCCAACGTCGGCTTCGTTGAAATGGTCCAGACCGTTGCCGTCACTCAGGCGACCAACGGCACTGTGGCCGGTCTCTACACGACCACGATTGTGATCCCGGCCAATAGCCAAGTGCTCGCTATCGACCTGTTCGTAAACGTGGCTTGGACTGGCGCTGCCTCTACCTTCAATGTGGGGACCAGTGCGACGGCCACTGAGCTTGCAATCGCCTCCGACAACACCGCCGCAGCCATCGGCCGTGTCTCTGTCAGCTCCGGCACCAGCGCGACCCGTGTCAATAGCTGGATAGACGTCGGCGCCACCGATGTCCGCATCTATGTGTTGTCCACCAACACTGGGTCCGGCACCGGCTACCTGTCGGTTCGCTACGCTCAGGCCATCAACCTTGTTCCGTAATCCACTAAACTTTTGCCATAGGAGGCAAGCATGAAGGGTAAAGCTCCAAAACTCGGTGCAGAGCACCGTGAAGAGTACAACGCTCGCGGCAGCAACGTCTTCAAGGAAGCCGAGCGCGGCGACGACGGCTTCAAGCATGGCGGCGCCCCCAAGCACCACGCCAAGCACAAGAAGCATGGCGGCACGATGCACCACGAGGGTCACGAGATGCACAAGAAGCACGGCGGCATGGCTCACCACGAGGGTCACGAGATGCACGAGGCTCACGGCGGCATGGCTCACCACGCCAAGCACAAGAAGCATCACGCCGAGCACGAGATGCACAAGGCTCATGGCGGTGAGGCTCACCACATGAAGCACAAGAAGCATGTCGGGTCCGCCCACGGCGAGCACGCCGAGCATCACGCTGGCCGCAAGCCCCGCAAGTCCGGTGGCGGCGTCCTGTCGTCTGCCTCGTCCGGCACGCCGCGCGGCAAGGCTGCGCACTACTGAGCTGATCCTCCCCGGTTCAGTAAGGCGGCGGGGGCCTCTGTGCCCCCGCATTTCCGTGAGGTGACGCATGTCTGGTGCATGGACCCGCAAGGAAGGCAAGAACCCCGAGGGCGGACTGAACGCCAAGGGGCGCGCCTCGCTCAAGGCAGAGGGCCACGACATTAAGCGCCCGCAGCCAGAAGGCGGCTCGCGCAAAGAGAGTTTTTGCGCTAGAATGACTGGCATGAAGCGCAAGATGACTGGGTCTGCGAAGGCCGCCGATCCCGACAGCCGCATCAACAAATCGCTCAGGAAGTGGGATTGTTGAGATGGACAAACCTTTCTGGGAGAAAGACGCTCCCAAAGACGCCAAGACCAAGCACCTGAACCGCAAGCAGGTTCAGTCCGCTAAAGCCCACGCGCGTGCCGCCGGGCGTCCCTATCCAAACCTGATCGACAATGCAGCCGCCTCGCGCGCTGGCAAGAGGAGCTAAAAATGGGCAGCGTCGCATATTCCATCACGCAGTCCGGCCTGTTTGAGCCCTTCGAGCTTCAGGTCGCGCGCAGCCAAATTTCTTGGCACTCCGAGCAGAACATCTTTGCGAACGGGACGACGCCCGCGACCGCTGGCCTCTTTCGCACAGTGTGGGAAAACATGGGGACGACTGAATATGTATTTCCCAGCTCTGCGGTGACGATGCAGCTCGTCAGCACCGGCGTGTCTGATACCGCCTCGATCTTCATCAATGGACTTGACGCGAACTACGCAATCATCTCCGAGACGTTGGTCTTGAACGGCACGACGAATGTCCCGACGACGAAGCAGTATTTTCGCATCAATAACATAATCGTGTCCTCCGGTAGCGCGACTAACCCCTCCGGCGTGGTGTCGCTCTCAAATGGCGGCATCGTCTACGCGCAGATCAATACTGCGGTCTATAATGCCACGACGTCCAGCATCGGCCAGAGCCAGATGGCAGTCTTCACCGTCCCGGCTGGGTATACGTTTTATGGATACCGCTACGGCGCCTACTCGTCCTTCAACGGCAACACCGCCAATTACACAACTTACCGTGCCATCACTACATCTTCGTCGGGCGCTCAAAAGATCATTTTGCAGACGCCCTTCAACACGAACTATGAAGTGCAGCGCCATTTTCCACTTCCCTACGCAGAGAAAACGGACCTGCGGTGGCAGATTGCCTCCAGCGCCGCCACGGCGGCCGTGGTCAGCATCAATATCGGCGGCGTCTTGATCGCGAACGATACCGGCCTTTAAGGACAGCTAATGGCCACGAGCGGCACCTATACGTTCAATCCGTCACTCGGCGAGATCACGCTATATGCGTACAATCTCTGCGGGCTGCGGAATACGTCGCTCGTTCAGGAGCACATGGAAGCGGCCCGCATGGCCGCCAACATGCTGTGCGCCAACTGGAGCAACAAGGGCGTCAACTTGTGGGCGGTCGACCTCATCACCGTCCCGCTGGTGCAGGGCCAGACAACCTATGACGTCCCACTGAACACTGTCGTCATGCTCGACGCCTACGTGACCATCGACAACGGCAACGGGCAGCCGATCGACCGCATTATCATGCCGGTCAGCCGCAGTGAATACGCCAACTACCCCAACAAGCAGCAGCAGGGTTTCACGACCGTTTTCTGGTTCGAGCGGCTGATTTCTCCAAATCCGACCGTCACTCTGTGGCCTGTCCCGGACGGCAATAGCGCGCAATACCTCAAGTATTACCGCGTGCGCCAGATACAGGACGCGGCGCTCCAGAGCAGCACGCAGGTCGAGATCCCCTACCTCTGGATGGACGCCTTCGCCTACGGCCTCGCGGCGCGCCTGTCCATCATCTGGGCTCCAGAAAAGGTCCAGATGCTGAAGCCTCTGGCCGACGAGGCCTACCAGATCGCCGCCGACCAGAACGTCGAGACGGCCCAGCAATATATCTCGCCCCAAGTCATGGGCTACTACAGGCCGTAAGGGGGCGCAGTCATGGGTTACGCTTCCAAGTCGGGCCGGGCATCAACGAGCGCGACGTCGCCGCAGGCCCACGCCATATGTGACCGCTGTGGGTTTCGCTACAATCACGTTCAACTAAAGTGGCAGTTCGACTGGCGCGGCGCGTCCCTGCAGAATATTCGCATCCTCGTCTGCAATACCTGCTACGACACCCCGCAGGAGCAGCTCCGCTCGATCGTGATCCCCGCCGACCCGGTTCCGATACTGAACCCGCGCACGCAGGACTTTGTGACCGCCGAGCAGGACACGCGCACGACGTCTGGCCAGAACACGGTCGACTTTTTCACGGGCATCCCCGTGATCAGGGGCGCGACGCGCATCACGCAGACTTACAACACTCGCGTCACGCAGCAGACTGGTGAGCCACCGGGCGGCCTCAACACACAGCCCGGCACGGATCCCAATGCTCCCGGTGACAGCGATCCGGGCTTGCCGTATAACAATACCACCGTGCCCGAGACAGGACCGCTTACATGAGCGTCTCACAGATCCCAAACCTCACACCGGCGACTTCGCTCAACGGAAGCGAACAGCTTGAGGCTGTTCAGGCGGGATCATCGGTCAGAATTACGACGGCACAGATCGGCACATATGTCGCGAGCACCTACCCCGCCCCCGGCATCTCGTCCGTCACCGCCAACTCGCCCCTGTCGTCCAGCAC